TGGCGGCAGATTCGCGCGCTGGCCAGCGATTTCGGCATGACGCCGGCGGCGGAACGTGCCCTTGGTGCGCAAGGGCAGCTCGGCTTCAGCTTCGGCGAAGGTGATGACGACTTCACCTGACGCGGACCGCTATGCGGCCGATCCGGTTACCGCCTGGGCGCAGGATGTCGCGGATGGCAAGATCGTCGCCGGCCCGCACATCCGGGACGCGGCCGCCCGCCATCTGCGGGATCTGGTCGAAGGCCCGGGCCGCGGCCTGCTGTGGGATGTGGCCGCCGCCAAGAAGGTGATCGCCTGGTTCGCACGCAACCTGCGCCTGAACGGCGGACAGTTCGAAGGGCGGCCGTTCGTGCTCCATCCCAGTCAGGCTTTCCGCGTCGGATCGCTCTTCGGCTGGAAGCACAAGGCCACCGGCCTGCGGCGGTTTCGCCGCTTCTACGACGAAGAGGGAAAGGGCAACGGCAAGAGCCCGATGCTCGGCGGCATCGGCCTTTATCTGATGGTCGCGGATGGAGAGGCGCGGGCCGAGGTCTACTCGGCGGCAGCCAAGAAGGACCAGGCGCGGATCCTGTTCCAGGATGCCGTCGCCATGGTGGAACAGTCCCCGCGGCTCAGCAGCCGGATTACCCCGCATGGACAGAACCCGGTCTGGCAGCTGAGCTACAAGGGCAAGGACGGCGGCACGCGGTTCTTCAAGCCGATCGCCAACGAGGCCAAATCGGGCGGTCAATCCGGGCCGCGTCCGCATGGTGCGCTCTGCGACGAAGTGCACGAGCACCCGAGCCGCGACACCATCGACATGCTGGAGCGCGGTTTCAAGTTCCGCATGCAGCCGTTGCTCTGCATGGCGACCAACAGCGGCTCGGATCGCAAGTCGATCTGCTGGGAGGAGCACCAGCACGCGGTGCGCGTCGCGGCCGGCATCGTCGAAGACGATTCGACATTCGCTTTCGTCTGCTCGCTCGATGATGGCGACGATTGGGAGAATGACCCGTCCTGCTGGGTCAAGGCCAACCCGCTCCTGGACGTGACGATCACCAAGGAATGGCTGGCGGCGCAGGTCGAGCAGGCCAAGAAGATGCCTGGCAAGCGCAACGGCATCGCCCGGCTGCACTTCTGCGAGTGGACGCAGGCGCAGACCGCGGCGATCAAGCGGGAATCCTGGCTGAAATGCCAGGGAAAGGTTGATCTGCGCGAAATGGTCGACGCCGGTTATCCGTGCTTCGGCGGTCTCGACCTCAGCCAGACGCGGGACTTCTCCGCGCTCACCCTGACCTGGCTGCTCGATGCCACCAGGGACGCTGAGCGGTTCCTCTCGCACACCTGGTTCTGGACGCCGAAAGACACGCTCGCCGATCGCGCGGCCATGGATCAGACGCCCTATGACGATTGGGTGCGCGCCGGGTTCATCGAGGCGGTTCCCGGAGACCGGCTGAAATATGCCTGGCTGGCCGATGCCATCGCCCGGATCAACGCCGAATTCGCCCCGCAGGTGATCGGCTGCGACCAATACGGCCTGGAGCGGCTCCAGGAGCATCTGACCGACATCGGCGCGGTCATACCGGCGGAAATCCACCCGCAGGGCTTCCAGAAGCGGATCCTCGAAAAGGACCCGAAGGCACCCGAAGGGCAGCAGGAAATCTACCTGTGGATGCCCGACAGCATCAACAAGCTCGAAGCGGCAATATACGAGGAGCGAATCTTGATCGATCAGAACCCGCTCCTCGACAGCATGGCGGCCAGCGTCGTCTATGCGGAGAACCGCACCGGGCACCGGATGTTCGACAAGCCGAACGCCTTCGGCCGGATCGACGGTATGGTTTCCCTTGCCATGTCGGTCGGGGTGGCGCTCTGCAGGGCGCCAAAGGAAGAGCAGCGACGGCGGAAGAACTCCTACTTCCAGAGCCTGGTGTCGGCATGAAGCTCCTGCGCAAGATGTTCGGCCTGCCGGATGGCAAGAAGCCTCTGGACCTGACCAGCCATACCGACTTCCAGCCGCAGCCGGGTGTCATGGATGCGGGCGTGCCAGTCTCGGCCCGGTCCAGCATGGCGCTTTCGGCGGTCTGGGGCTGCGTCAACCTGCTCTCCGGCACGATCAGCTCGCTTCCGCTACAGGTCTTTGTCCTGGGCGAGGATGGGCAGAGGACCGTGATGCGGGATCACCCGCTCTATTCAGTCTTGCATGACAGTCCGAACTTCGACCAGACGGCGCTGGATTTCTGGGATTTCATGACCATGGCGGTCGAGTTGTGGGGCAATGCCTATGCCCGCATCGATCGTCTCGGCGGCAGGATCGTCGCCCTCACCCCGGTGCGGCCGGACGCCGTCACGGTCAGGCGCGAGACCGGCGGCGCCTTGCGGTATCGCTGGACCCAGGATCGCAAGCAATACGACCTCACCGAGGCGGATGTGCTGCATATTCGCGGTCCCGGGGGCGATCCGCTGGGCGGAATGTCCACGCTCGCCTTCGCACGCTCGACGTTTTCGCTGGCCATGGCCGCCAATGCCACGGCGGCGGCGATGTTCCGAAACGGGCTGAAACCGTCCGGCGCCTTGCAGTTCGATGAATGGCTGTCGGACGAAAACCGGAAGATCGCCCGGGAATACATGGTCGCCGAGTTCACCGGCGCTGCCAACGCCGGCAAGCCCTTCGTGTCGGAGGGCGGGGTCAAATGGCAGAGCTTCAGCCTGACCCCGGAAGACGCGCAGATGCTCGAATCGCGGGGGTTCTCGATCGAGGAGATATGCCGGTTCTTCGGTGTCCCGCCGGTGATGATCCAGCATAGCTCTGCCACAACGTCCTGGCCGACGGGTGTTGAGCAGCAGGTGCTGCTGTTCCAGAAGTTCACCCTGCGCCGGCGCCTCAAGCGCATCGAGATGGCCTTGGCCAAGCAGCTGCTGACCGATGCCGAGCGTCGTCGGGGGCTGATGATCGAGTTCAATCTCGAAGGGCTGTTGCGCGGCGACAGTGCGGGTCGCGCGGCCTTCTACAAATCCGGCCTGAACGACGGCTGGCTGACGATCAACGAGGTTCGGGCGAAGGAGAACCTGCCCGCGGTCGAGGGCGGCGACGTGCCGCGCATCCAGAAACAGAACGTGCCCATTACGGATCTCGAAGCGCTGATCCAGGGCGGCAAGGTCAATGAGGTCTGACATGCAGGTCAAGCAAGGCGCTGCGCTCCTCGACATCAAGTCGCTGGGCGAAAAGGGACAGTTCGAAGGCTATGCCAGCACATTCGGCGGCGAACCGGACAGCTATGGCGACATTATCGCGCCCGGTGCGTTTTCCGAGAGCCTCGCCAGCCATTCGTCGCGCGGCACCATGCCCAAGATGTTCTGGCAGCATGATCCGCGAGAACCGATCGGGAAATGGCTGAAGGCGGCGGAGGACGGCAAGGGGCTGCTGGTGACCGGCCAGCTGAACATGGGCGTGCAGCGGGCGCGCGAGGCCTATGAGCTTCTGAAGGCCGGCGATATCGACGGGCTTTCCATCGGTTACCGCATCCAGGGCTATGAGGTGGACGAGGATCGCGATGTCTGGACGCTCACGAAGCTGGATTTGCGGGAGGTGTCGATCGTCAGCATCGGCGCCAACGAGAACGCCACCATCGCCGCGGTGAAATCCGAACGGCGGGTGCTGGAGGTTGCAGAAAAGCTCAAGGCCGGGGACCGGCTGACTGAGCGGGAGTTCGAGGATCTGCTGAAGGGGGCCTTCGGCCTCTCGAACTCGCAGGCGGAGCGTGCCGCGCGCGTCCACCTGAAAGGTCAGGGGGAACCTGACAGAGCGGCGGATCAGCTTGCTTTCTTGCAGGCGCTGACGGGCTGAGGCCCATCCCTATCATTGCTGGAGGTTCCCCATGTCGGAACATAAGACGCCCGAGCAGCTCGCGGCGGAGTTCAAGGCTGCACAGGATGCGGCGATCGAGAAGGTCAAGGCCATCGCCGAGGATGCGCTCGGCCGCGTCAAGGCCGGCGAGGCCCTGACCGAAAAAGTGAAGGGCGATGCCGATGAGGCACTCGTCAAGATGAACGAACTTGCCGGCCAGGTCACCGAACTGGCTCAGAAGATGGCCCGCGCCGATGGCGGCGACGGTGCGTCGACCAAATCCATCGGTGAGCAGTTCGTCGAAAGCGAGGGCTTCAAGTCCTGGGCAGACGGCCGGCCGCGCCAGGGCAAGTCGGATCTCGCGGTCAAGGCGACGATCACCACCTCGGCCACCAATGCGCCGGGCTCTGTGGGTGCCGCAACCGATCGCACCCGGTTGCCGGGCGTGTTGGAACTGCCCCGTCAGCGTCTGGTGGTTCGCGACCTCATCACCCAGGGCCGCATCGACAACGCTGCGATCGAATACATTCGCGAGGTCGGCTTCCGCAACAACGCGGCACCGACGGCGGAGACGGTCAAGAAGCCGGAATCCGACATCCAGATGGAACTGATCTCGACCTCGGCCAAGGTCATTGCCCACTGGATGAAGGTTTCCAAGCAGGCGCTCAGCGACGTGTCGCAGCTGCGTTCGCACATCGACAATCGCCTGCTCTGGGGCCTGGCCTTTGTCGAGGAGACCCAGCTGCTGCATGGCGACGGCACCGGCCAGAACCTGCATGGGATCATTCCCCAGGCGAGTGCCTATGCCGTGCCGGCGGGAATTCCGACTGCCGGGCTGACTGTGATCGATACGCTCCGCATCGCCCAGCTCCAGGCGGCGCTGGCGCTCTATCCGGCGACGGGCCATGTGCTCAATCCCATCGACTGGGCAGTCATCGAGCTGACCAAGGACGAGATCGGCCGCCACATCATCGGCCAACCCCAGGGCGATGCGCCTGCCAGCCTCTGGCGCCTGCCGGTGGTGGAGACGCCCGCCATGGCGCAGGGCAAGTTCCTGACCGGCGCCTTCCAGATGGGCGCCGAGGTGTTCGACCTCTGGGATTCGCGCGTCGAAGCGGGCTTCGAGAACGACGATTTCACGAAGAACCTGCTGACCCTGCTCGCCGAAGAGCGGATCGCGCTGGCGGTCTACCGGCCCGAGGCCTTCATCTACGGCGACATCATGCCGGCGGAGCCGGAAGAGCCCTGATCCCGGTGATGACATCCGTGGGGCGGCAAATGCCGCCCCGCGCCACCATAGGAGGTTTCCATGAAGTTCGACGTTCTGCGGGAGCATTACGGTGATCGGTTCTATGTCGCCGGGGAAACGCGCGAGGCGGATAAGTCCTCGGTCGCTCATCTGCTGCGTTCCGGCGTTCTGGCCGAGAAGGCGGCAAAAAGCGTTCCGAACAAGGCGGCGCCCGCGCATCCGAACAAGGCGAAAACCGTTCCCGACAACAAGGCGAAGTCGTGAAACTTGAGCGGATCAGCGGCCCGGAAGGCGTTTTTATGACGCGCGAGCAGATCAAGGCCCATCTCCGTGTCCTTCACGATGACGAGGATGAGCTTATCGACGCCCTGGGCGACACCGCCATGGCCCATATTGACGGTATCCGCGGCGTGCTCGGGCGCTGCATCCAGCCGCAGGAATGGCGCCTGACATATGCGGACGGGTGCAGCGGCGGGTGCATCCGGCTGCCGTTCCCCGGGGTAGGCGATACTGCGGCCGTATGGCGGGACGAAGCGGGCGATCCCCAGGAGGCCGAGATTCGGCGCATGGACTACGGCATCTGGACAGAGGTGATCATCACGGCACCCCCCGGCCGCGCGGTCGAAATCACCTTCACGGCCTCGACCCCCGAGGATGTCTGGCCGGCGATCAGGACTGCGATGTTGCTTCTGATCGGTCATTGGTATCGCAACCGCGAAGCGGTCGCGGTGGATGCCCGCTTCGACACGCTGCCCTTCGCCGTCCGCTCGCTGCTTTCCCCTCTCAAGGTTCATTGGGTGTGACATGATCCCCGCCGGCGATTTCAACCGGATCGTGGCCTTTCTGGAGCCCGTCCAGCAGCGCAATGCGGATGGCCGCATCGTCCAGTCCTGGGAGGAGCGGTTTCGGGCATGGGCCAAGGTTCTGCCCCTGCGCGGCGGAGAACAGGTCATGCAGGCGAGGCTGGCCGCGCGAACGCCTGCCATCGTCACTATCCACACCAGCGCGCGAGCGCGCGAGGTGAATGCGAAATGGCGGGTCCGGATCGCGAATCGGCTCTATGACCTGAAGGAGCATCCCCGCGAAGATAAGGACGCCTCCTGCTTTGACATGCTGGTCGAGGCTCAGCCATGAGGGCGGGCCGCATCCTCCGGCGGTTGATCATGGATCGGATCATCGATCAGGTGCCCGCATTCGAGGGCCGGGTCTATGACAAGGCGGTCGAAGATACGCCCGTGCCCTATGTCACCATGGGCGCGAGTTACGGTATCGACGACGACGCGGAATGCATCGAGGCCCGGTTGACCACCGTGCAGGTCGATATCTGGGACAGCGCCCGCGACGAGACGGGCGATGTGGACAAGGGGGTCTGCGAGGATCTGACCGATGATGTGGCCGCGGCACTGAAAGGCTGGGCCGACACCGACGCGCTGACCATGCACCCGCTGCGCGTGACGCTGGTTCGCGTCATGGATGATCCCGACGGCGTGTCGGTGCATGGCGTGGTGCAGGTCGAGGCAGATATCGAGGAGGACAGCTGATGCCCTGGGTCGAGTTTTCCCGGACATTCCGCTGGCGGCCGACCGCCCATGTGTCGATCCGCTACAGCCCAGGAATGCGGCTGAACGTGACACGCCGCTGTGCCGCTGCCGCCGTTCAGGCGGGCGCGGCTGCACGGTCTACCGATCCAGCAAAGGAGAGGCGCGATGGCGCGAGGAACGACGGTGCTGGGGCTGGCGAGGCTGCAGAGGAAGCTGGAACGGCTTCCTGAGGTCGCGAAAGAGCAGATCCGCAGCAAGATGGCCGAGGCGGCGGAAGAGACCGTCGCCATGATGAAAAGCCTCGTCCCCGTGCTCAAGGAGCCCGATGCCCGCCGCCGCGCAGGCGCTCTGCGCGATAGCATCGGCTGGACCTGGGGGCAGGCCCCGAAGGGCTCCATGGTCGTTGCGACGTTGAAGGGCGCAGGCGTCGGCGGCGACCTGACGATCACGATCTACGCCGGATCACGCGACAAGTCCCGTGGTCCTGACGATGCCTATTATGCCCGATGGGTCGAATTCGGCACCCGCAGCATGCCTGCGCAGCCGTTCTTCTATGTTTCCTGGCGCGCGAACAGGAAGGCCGCAGGCCGCAAGGTCCGCAAGGCTGTCCGCGACGCTGCCCGTCAGGTGGCCGCCGGCCAATAACGGCAATCGAAACCCGGCCATGAGGCCGTCATCCTGCCCGCGTCGTGCGGGCTTTCCTTTCATGGAGGCCAATCATGGCAAAACCGGTTACCGTGAAGTTCGGCAAGTTCTTCGTCCGCTTGTCGGATGGGGGCGATCCGCCGCAGTTCGTCGCGCCCTGCGGGTTCACATCCAAGTCGTTCAGCCGCAACAAGACGCTGAACGACGTGCCGATCCCGGACTGTGACGATCCCGATG